GAAATCGACTTGGAAGCTTTTGCGAAGAAAGTAGCAGAGGAGACTGCTGCTAAGATCGCAATGAAGCAAGCTGAGTCAAAGGCTGCCGAAGAAAAGGCCGCCCAAGAAGCTGCTGAGAAAGCTCAGGCAGAAGCCGAAGCTAAAGCTCAGCAAGAAGAAGAAGTTAAGACAGCTATTAAGACAGGTATCGAGTCAGGTGCTGACCGTCTGATGGCTGATGTGCAAGCAGATCTGAACAAGCGTAATGCTGATATGGAAGAGACTCTTGCCAAGTACAAGCGTGAGCTGGAAGAGAAGTCAGAAGAAATCTCTAAGATGCGTGATTCAAAGCGTGTATTCGCTGACCGCGCTGAAAAGTCTGACATCAGCAAGTGGGGTCGTGACTTTTTGACCGCTCATATGCTGGGTGTAATGACTCGTAAGGGTTGGAACACTGACTTTGCTCAAGACCTGCAGCAGAAGGCTGGCGTAAACTACGCTGCTAACGCTGCTGACATCGACCAGGAAGTTTCTTCTCTGATCGAAAAGGAAATCATGCATGAGCTGAAAGTAGCTCGACTGTTCCGTGAGATTCCTGTCAATGGCGGTGCAACTGTACTGCCGATCCAAACTGATGCTGGCAAGGCTGCTTGGGCAACCGCAGCTACCAGTGGCAACTTGGAGAACCGTCCTCAGGTAACTGCTAACCAGTATAACGCGAAGCAAGTAGTACTTAATGCTTATCGTCTGGTTTCTAGTACCTTTATGGACAATGACGTAGATGAGCAGGTACTCATTAACTTGATGCCTATGCTGATCGAGTCAGTAGCTCGCGCTCATGGTCGTGCAGTAGAAGACGTTATCCTGAACGGTAACGGTACTATCTCTGGCCTTGACAACTATGCAGCTACGCATGCTAGTACTCTGTCAATCGGTTCTTCAACTCGACTGACTGCAGCCTTGTTGTTGGGTGCTCGCGAAGACATGGGTAAGTATGGTCTGAATCCTGGTGATATGGCTTTCGTTGTTAGCCAGAATAGCTACTTTGACCTGTTGAATGATGCTAACTTCCAGACTCTGGATGAAGTTGGTTCTGATTTGGCAGCACGAGTAGTGGGCACTATCGGTGCAGTTTACGGTACTCCCGTAGTTGTATCTGAAGAGTTCCCGTCAGAGGCTGCAGGCGCTCCGGCTGCTTTCGCAGTTAATACCCGTAACTACGTTACTCCTCGACTCCGAGGTGTATCAGTTGAGCAAGACTACGAAGTCATGAACCAGCGTCGTGTAATCGTAGCTTCTCAGTCACTCGGCTTTGAAGAAATTTTGGCTGGTGACGGTGCAGGTAACGAGCCTTCTGTTAAGATCGATTTCGCGGCTTAATAGTAGACCTTATAAACTGGGGAGGGTTTCCTCCCCAAGTTTTTATTAATTGACTTATGGCAGACTTAACTACTTTAAATGACTATAAAGCAGCCGAAGGGATTAGTAGCCCAAAGGACGATGCTCGTTTAAACTTTCTTATTCCTTCTGTGAGTGAATTAGTAAAAACTTATTGCGGTAATAGTTTTGTAGACTATTATTCTACAAATAAAGTGGAATCCATTAATGTTGATTGGGATACATATATTATACAATTAACAGAGAGCCCTGTAAATACAATAGTTTCTGTAGAAGAGCGCGATTCTTATGGAAGTTCTTATACTACTCTTACTACAGGTGCTTATGAATATTATTTAGATACTGCTACTGATAGTGTCATTCGTACAACAGATGGCAGTTATAAGAATTGGCGTCGTGGCCCAGGAGCAGTTCGTGTAACTTATACTGCAGGATATTCTGTACTGCCCTCTGACTTAAGATTAGCAGTTTTTGATTTGATTACATACTACTTGAAAGATGAACATAAAGAGCGACGCTCAATTGCAGGCGCTAGTATTCAAAATCAAGCAAGTTCAAGTCAGCGTAATAATGTGGCATTTCCTGATCATATTAAACGCGTACTTGATTTGTATAAGAATTTTTAATGGCAAAAAAAGATTTACAAGCTACAGTTAAAAGAATTCAAGAATTAATGGAGCAAACTTCAAATTCTTATAGAAAATTAGTTTCGGACAAGAAAGTACATAATATTTTAGTGAGTCAGCAAAGAATCATGACTCAAGTAAAGACAGAGATGGAAAAAAGAGGGGGCTATAAAAAAGGAAAGCTTCCTCAAAGTATTGTTGATATTATTGAAACTGAAGTTCCAAAGATGTGCTCTGGAATGTATCAAGATTTCAAAAACTTTAATACAGAGGCAAAAAGAACAGAAGTATCTGAATTAACAGGAAATGCAAAAAGATTCACTTTTACAATAGCTGCAAAACCAAATTATGAAGTAAATGTATTTAATCAATTTCGAAAAGTAAAACAAGTGCATCAAAGAACTCTTTTAAGAAAGTTAAGAGCTCAAATTACAAAACTTAATAAGGGTGGGAAAAGGGTCAAAGAAATTGAACAAATAAACTCCAGCTTTCTTGATATTGGACATGAAGAGGGACACAGTATTTCAGAGCAAAGAGCTAGAGAGGTAAACAGAGCACTATTTGAGTGGTCTTCTGCTCAAAAAGACCCTCAAGTACGAAAGTTTATTCGAAACGTATCAGAACAGACAAATTTTGTAATAACTAAAAATCCAGGAGACTCTATTGATACTATATCAGTCGCTCTTGAAAGTAAGTTTCTCAATAGAAGAAAGGGTGGAAAAGAAGAAAAGAAGATACTACAAGATATAAATAAAGATTTACAAGTTATAGTGAACTCTTTTGGGGCAGATTTTTGGGCAGGACAAGAAGGATCAGATTCTAAAATATCAAAGGCACGAAAAAAAGTCTTAAGCCCTTTAGCAAAATCTGCCAAAAAAGATAAAAATATACGATCAGGTATTAAAGATCAAAAAATTAAAGACTCAAAAAGCTCAGGAAAAGGAAAGAAAAAAACTAATAAAGTATTAGCAGGAGCAGTATTTAAAGATACTACGCCTGTAAGTACTCCAAAATTTCAAAAAAATAATAGACAAAGTATGTTTTCTATTATGGCAATGATAAATCAAAAATTGCCACGAGTTTTGGAAAAGAATATGAACTATCCAAGACTTGAGAATAGAACAGGAAGATTTTTAAGAAGCGTAAGGCTTACAGATGTTGCACAAACTCGACAAGGTTTTGTTAGTTTTGGGTATACTTACCAAACAAACCCATATGAAGTATTTGAAGTAGGAAGAGGAAGAGCCCCCTGGGCCACAAATGATAGAGATCCTCGAAAATTGATTGATGCATCTATTCGAGAAGTTGCGGCAGAGATGGCACTAGGAAGATTTTATACTAGGAGAGTATAGTGGCAAACGAAAGACAGTATACTAGCCGACGAGCCGCGATTACTAAAGCTTTGGCGGATAAAATTGCAAAAATTGATGGAAGAGGAGTATACCATACAGCAGTTGCAGAGGTTAGTCCTCGTTTAAAATTTTGGGATGAAGTTGAAGAGTTCCCGGCAGTTCATCTAAACTCAGGGTCGGAGAGTAGAGAATATCAAGGCGGTGGGTATAAAGACCGATTTTTAAATATTACAATCCGATGTTATGTAAATCAAGAAGATTCAGTTGATGCTCTTGATGAGCTCCTCGAAGATGTTGAAACCGTTTTAGAAGAAAATAGTAGATTTGCTTACTATGATAGAATGGGCTTAGAGCAAACTACTCAACAAATCACTATTATTAGTATTGATACTGATGAGGGTGTGTTAGAGCCTTTAGGAGTTGGAGAAATTCTTATTGAGGTTCGATACTAGAAACGGCTGGCACGAACAAACGTTCACGTCCAAGCCTTTTCAAAGTTCATAGGAGATAAACTATGGCTCAACAATTATACTTTAGTAGAGACTCGAAACTCTATATAGAATTTGATAGTCAAGTGTGGGAAATTCCTGTACTGGATGGATTCAGTTTTTCGCAGTCTACTAATACGTCTGATATTACGCTCTCAGAAATGCAGGGCTCAGACGGAATCAGCCGTCGAGGTCGACGACTTTTTACAGACTCTCTTGCTCCCGCAGAGTGGTCTTTTAGCACATACATACGTCCGTTTTACACCGGCAGTGAGCATCACGCAGTAGAGGAAGTCTTGTGGGCAATCATGGCAGGTGCTGATAAGTTTGGAACTGTATCTTCTGCAGGGTCTATTGATACGGCAACTGTATCTGATTCTGCTACGGATCGCACTGCGGGCACTTATATTGTAGACGCCGATGATACTACTTATAGCGGCTCCGCAGGAACAGGTGCAACTTTTCAGTTAACTGTGGGTACTGGGGGCGGAGTTACTGCTGTACAAGTAGTTAGTGGAGGTACTGATTATACTGCTTCAGAAACTTTTACAGTTCCAGGATCTCTAATAGGAGACGGAACTGGAAACGCAACGGTAACGGTTGGTACAGTTGACGCAGGAAGTAGCTATGCTTTTTATAGAAATTCCAATGTAGACGCAAATTCAGATTTTGGCGAATTTGTTTCAATGCCTACGGATACCAATAATACTATTAATTTTGGCCAGTCTAACCGGTCAGTACTTGCTGTTTGTAATTTATACTTTGTAATGGAGACAAGCACTTCTAAGCCAATGGTTTATAAGCTTGAAAATGCTCAAATTAATGAGGCTTCGATTGACTTTGATGTAGACGGTATTGCAACAATTAATTGGTCAGGTTTTGCAAAGAATATTAAAGATAGACAGTCTGCAGGTGATGTAATTGCCAATACTACAGCTTTTGCTTCACAGGCAGGAACAGCAGGCCAAATTCACTTGAAGACAGATAGCGATATGCAGTTCTCCCTGTTTACCACAGACGGTACAGGTACTGGAGTAACTGCAGTTGATTCTGGAGTTGACTCTACCGCTAACTTTATTCGAAATCGTCTTACTCAGTGTATTGTAAGTACTACTGATACTGGTGCATTTGGCTCTGGAGATTATTATCTAACTCTTACGGGAGGAAATGTTACAATTTCTAATAATATTAGT